AACTTAGCGGTCACAGGCTTGCGGCCCTTTCGTTTGGCCACACACACAGCCACCGGGTTTACCGTGCCCTCCTCTTCAAAGTACTCCTCAACGTCCTCACAGACTGCGCTGGCTTGGACCAGGGCCATGGCTGCGTCACCATACACGCTGGGTTTGCCGTTTATGACTGCAATGTTTTGCAAGGCCTGCATGGGTGCCAGCCCCATCTCATAGCCCCACTGAACACAGACAAGGACGTCTTGGGGTTTACCCTGATAAGCCCGAGGGACCATTGAGCTGCTGGCCAGCATCTCGCTGAACTGCACGGCTTCTGCCAGGGTTGTAGGGGCAAACCCTCGGTTAGTGTTTGATACTTGCATCATCTTCTCCATTTTTTAATCTAAGCGCTTCAACTAACAGTGTTGTAATTGTCTCGACAACGTCTATGGCTTCCTCTTCGTCGCAGTTAGTCGCGACCATTACCGCGTCGACGGCGTCTTCGTAGGCCACCTTGACGACCTCGACCTGGTTAAACATCGGTTTCTTTGATCGTTAAGCTCGACTGGCGAATTGTGTACGCGTCTTTGGCCGCAATCACTTTAGCCGGTTGCGCTTTGTAGCTGCGCATTGGCCAGCTGACAGAGAACCCGCAGCCGATCGCTTTAGTCGCCACCCCCATAGCCGACTTAATCTTCTGCTCTGCTTCGTCGATGTCTTCCTCCAGCATCTTTATCTTGTTCTTAGAATCTACAATGATCGCTGCGTGGCCCGCAATCTCGAGCGGCATATCTATTTGCTCATCGGTAGCCACGGGGTGCATCCGGTTCAGGTCCTTGCTGCTGTCAGGCGGGTACCAGTCAATCGCGCCGATGTCTTGGTAAGCCTGGACCTTCCTGTCAAACTCTACAACAGCCTGTGCGATAGATTCAGCGGTTTGCTGGTGCGGCGCAAACAGGAAGATGCGCAGCTCTGCGCCCTGGTAAAACACACACACCGCGCCCCACTTCTTGTCAGTAATCATCATCTGGCCCTGCAGCTGGATTGGCCCGCGTGCTAAGTGAGGAGTGTCCTCTGGCGACACCTTTGTGGTCTTGGCCTCCAACACGCCCTCGCCCACCAGGACAATCTCATCCATGCCGACCACATAAATACCGGCCTTCGGGTCATGTTTGATGGTCTGTCCCTGGCCAAACCCGATGCCGTCCAAGCTGCACTGCAGCGGCAGCGTTGGGTGGGTGAATGGCACGGTGATCTCGAAGTCGCCCTTAATGCCCAGGCGCTTGCACGCCTCGGTTAGGACCACTGGCTCCAAAGTGTTTCCCCAGGCCATGTGTTCGTTGCCTATGTCTGGCCGCTCTTTGCCGTCGATCGCGTTGATGCTGTACTGCAGCTCATCATTTGGCGAGCTGTATTTGCTGTAACCCATCAACCCTGGGAGCCGCGATGCGCTCATTACTTTGTCGTCAGTTAATTTCCCGGCCATTATTTTTTCCCCTTTTTGTTCCAGTTTAGTTTGTAGGATGCGATGTACTTGCCGGTGTCTGTGTGGACCGGCACCGTTTCAATGTTGTGGCCCTGGTTGCGCAACTCAAAGATGCGAGCCGCTAGTCTAAAGCAGTTGGCAATTTTGAGCGCGTCAATTTGGGTGATGATGTGGCCCTGCTTAAGGTGGTCCAGGATAAGTTGGTTTTGCGTCATGGTTGAGTGCCCTCTTGTTAAAGTTGGTTTGTTCAATTCATACATTGCGGCCTGCTGCTTGAGCCGGTCTGGCCGCTTCCACCCGGCGCGCAACCAGGTCTTGGTCACGCCTGTGTTGTCGGGTCTCATGGCACCAGGACGTCGAAGTAAGCCATGGCCAACGCAAGCAGCGTGACAAACAGCGCGCCGTAGGTTGCCCAGGACACAAACCGCGAAAAGATGGATGGCTTGGTGGCATACAAGGCCGAGCCGTACTCGGCTCCAAATGGGAATGCTTGGTCCATTGTTCTGTGGTACTTACGCATGGTTATCTCCAGAAGTTAAGCTCTTGCGAGCAAGTTGTTGACCTGGCTTGCGTGCCACTGCACACCGCCACGGGCCGTTTGTACGCCACGAGCTGTTAGCTCGGCGGCGATCTCACGCAGGCTTGGCTGGCCCTGCGCTTTGATGCTGTTGATTAGCGGCAGCACGCGCTGCACAAAGGCGTCGGCGCGCTGCTTAATGGCGGCGTTGCCAGCCTTGCTGCCGGTGCTTGGTGTTGGGCTACCCAAACGCACGCCACGGGCTTTAGCTGCTGTTAGTGCGGCCTTGGTGCGCTCGCTGATCTTGCGGGCTTCCCACTCGGCGAACACGGCAGACATCTGCAACCAGGTTCGGTCCGTTCTGTGGTACTTACGCATGGTTATCTCCAGAAGTTAAGCTCTTGCGAGCAAGTTGTTGACCTGGCTTGCGTGCCACTGCACACCGCCACGGGCCGTTTGTACGCCACGAGCTGTTAGCTCGGCGGCGATCTCACGCAGGCTTGGCTGGCCCTGCGCTTTGATGCTGTTGATTAGCGGCAGCACGCGCTGCACAAAGGCGTCGGCGCGCTGCTTAATGGCGGCGTTGCCAGCCTTGCTGCCGGTGCTTGGTGTTGGGCTACCCAAACGCACGCCACGGGCTTTAGCTGCTGTTAGTGCGGCCTTGGTGCGCTCGCTGATCTTGCGGGCTTCCCACTCGGCAAACACGGCAGACATCTGCAACCAAGTCCGGTCGGCCTCTGGCATATCAGCACACACAAAGGGCACGCCAGACTCGAGAAGGCCAGATACAAAGTGGACGTTACGGGCCAGGCGGTCCAGCTTGGCGATGACCAGGGTAGCCTTGGCTTTCTTTGCTGCGGCAAGGGCAGCTGCGAGCTGCGCACGGTCATTCTTGCGGCCTGACTCGATCTCGGTGTACTCGGCGATGATCTCGCCTTTGGCAAACGCCTCAACGGCTGCGCGCTGGGCTTCCAGGCCAAGACCTGACTGGCCCTGGCGGTCGGTTGATACACGGTAGTAAGCGATGTAATTCATAATCAAGCCTCCAAAATTGATTGAAGCCTTGCGACGCTGCCGCTGCGACCAAGCCAGACAGACTGGCTGCGCACACCGTTTGTGTATGTGTAATAAATAATGATCGAGCTATTACCATTGCGGCCATTAAAAACCTGATAACCAGGCTTGCGCTTGATGGCTTCGATCAATTGGGTTTCTTGGATAGTCATGTTTAACTCCTTATGCGCTTCATCTGCGCGTTGAACATGGACGTAGTATAACACGCAACTGATATCGGTTGTAAAGGGCCAATCCATAGGTGTTTACCCTAGAATATCAACTTTATTACATATTTAGGGTTGTACCGATATCAAGTCGAGTACACTTTTACTCCATGACCAAACGACCAAACCGCATACAAATACCCGCACGGCTGCATCCAGGCACGCGAGATTTACTGGAGCGAGCGTCTCAGGACACTGGCGACAGTATGTCTGCGATCATTGACCGCTGTGTGCGTGAGACGCTGCAAAGCAAGTACGGGCAGCTGGAGCCCAGGCTGCAGCGCTTTTTATCAGGGATAAAGCAATGACCATTCAAGAAGCAAACAAGCTGCTCGACATGAGCAAAGACGGCGTTTCCATCCCGGGCGGCGTGCTAGACGAGGCTTTGTTTATGACTGGCGAGCGCAACAGCTCGCACGACAGCCCAAATTTAGACATTGAGGATTTCGTGGCCGCCATGCGTCAGTGTGGCCTGCTATGACGGCAGCGGTTTACTTTGTGGTGACCGGCAAGCCGACTGGCAAGGGCAGGCCTCGCGCGTCTACCAGGGGCGGCTTTGTTCGGATGTACACCGACGCTAAAACGCTGGGCTACGAGGCGGCCATCGCAGATGAGGCGGCCAGGGCCATGGGGGAAATGGAAATATTCGAGACGCCAATGCAGATGCAAGTTAGCTGCTACTACCCAATACCAAAGTCCTGGTCCAAGAAGAAGCGGCAAGACGCCGTCGACGGTGAGCTGTACCCGAAGGTCAAGCCAGACCTGGACAACGTGGCCAAGGCCGTGTTGGACGCCATCAACGGGGTTGTGTATGTAGACGACGCCCAGGTAATTAACCTGGTGGCCACCAAGCGGTACGCAACAGACCCGCGAGTCGAGGTCTACGTCTTTGAGAAACTGAAATGACCTACGTTAATTTACCGAAGCCAGGCAGCGTGATGCGCGACTGCTTTAAGTGCAAGCGCGTCAGGATACCGGAGGGCGGCATTGAGACCGCCCCAGGAAAGTGGAAGTGTGCCGACTGCTGGCGCGGCTTCCGGGCAAAAGTTACAAAGGAGCAAAACAAATGAGCTGCTGCAAAGATGGTGTGTGCAACAAAAGCAAGTTCTGTCAGAGCAAGCGGGTGTTAGATGACGACGACGAGCCTATTAAGCCGGTCGGGCAGCCCTCGCCTTGGGCCGCGTTCGTGCTTGATTGCTTGTATGTGGTGTTTGCATTTTGGATAGCAGCGTTTTCAATCGGCGTGGTCTCCGGTGTCATGGAGCGCATTTGATGCTATGTCCAATATGCCAAACGTGGACCATGGTTAAAGAGTCGAGAATGAGACAAGACAACACACGACGACGAGCCCTAGAGTGTGCCAACCTGCACAGGTTCAGCACAGTCGAGAGGGTAGAGGCCGTAAAGCAAGGCGGCAACAGGAAAAAGGAGGGCCAAGATGGTCAAGAGAATAACGGTTGAGATCGACCAGGACATTGACCGCATCCGCGAGTTTATCCAACAGCAAACAGGCGTTCGCATGACGTATGTCCAGGCGTTTAACCATCTGATTCACTTCTATAT